GAGAAAAAGTCTGGTGAACTGATGGATACTCCAGTCATGCCAGTAGAAGATCCTAATGCCGCATTGCCGCCTGCAGGTGGACCTGTTGATACATCATCAAAGGCTCCTATGAAGGCGCAAACTTCTAAAGAAGTTGAAAACTAAATAATACATAGATTAAATACTATTATGACTGTCACTAAAGAATTGATTGATAAAATTGTGAACGGAGAAAACTCTGTCGCATCTGATGAAGTAATTGATATCCTGTATGCAAAAGCATCTGAAGTATTAGATACTTATAAAAAAGAGTATGCTGGTCAAGTTATGAATCCAACTGAAGAGAAACCTGAAGTTGCATCTGAAGTTCCTGAAGTAGAAGCATCTGCTGAAGAACCTATTACAGAACCCGAACCCACAGAAAAACCATGAAACTTATCGTAGAACACATTGAGGATATTGAACTCCTCACTGAAGAGAAAGATGGAAAAGAGTATACATATATTCAGGGAGTATTTCTCCAGGGTGATATCAAAAATCGCAATGGTCGTGTATATCCTATGCCTGTTCTTCAGCGCGAAGTTACTAATTACAATGAAAATTTTGTAAACAAGTCCCGTGCTCTTGGAGAACTCGGTCATCCTGATGGTCCTACCATTAATCTTGATCGTGTTTCTCATAAGATTGTAGAACTTTACCAGGATGGTGCAAACTATATTGGTAAGGCAAAATTGCTTGAAACTCCAATGGGATCAATCGCTAAGAATCTTCTTAGGGAAGGTGTTCAACTCGGAGTTTCTTCTAGAGGTGTAGGTAGTTTAGAATCCAAAGGTGGTTCTAATTATGTCAGAGATGATTTTATGCTTACTACTGCTGCGGATATTGTAGCAGATCCTTCTGCTCCTGATGCATTCGTCAACGGAATTATGGAAGGAAAAGAATGGGTCTGGAACAATGGCGCTTTCAAAGAAGCAGAACTTCAGCAAGTAAGAGAGAATTTAGAGAGAGTTTCACGCGGAGAACTTGAGGGTAAAATCCTTGAGAGCTTTGAAAAACTACTCTTTAACTTATAATTTTAATAAATAAGTAATAGAAAAACCAAGGTCCTTTAGGGGTTATTTTAAATGGCTAATTCGTTAAACGAGAAATTTGAGGATTTCGTATCAAAAAATGTTGATACGGATACCGTTACAGAAATGAACAATGCTGTAACCGCAGGTGCAGCTCCAGCAGAAGGTACAAATCTTCCTAATGCTTCAGGTGCTGAAGTTGCGGTTGCTAATGTAGAACCAATGGCTGCCGGTTCTTCAGAAGGTCACTCAGGCAAGTTTGAAAACTCTGGCGCTAAAGCTGCTGCCGCTGTTAAGAAGTCTAAGACTGCAGTTAACTCGGGTGAAGGTAAGCAAGATCCTATGCCTAAATTAGAAGGTGGTAAGGATATGTCTGGCAAGAGTGCCAGTCGTGGTGGCGGGGACGCAATGCCTAAATTGAGCAAGGAAGAACTTGATGTTAGTGCTGACATCAATGCACTCGTTAATGGCGAGGAACTTTCTGAAGAGTTCAAAGAAAAGGCAACAACAATCTTCACTGCTGCTGTTTCTTCTAGAATTGATGAAGAAACAACACGTTTAGAAGAACACTATGCTGCTCAGTTAAATGAGCAAATTGATGTGATCAAGGAAGAAATGTCCTCCAAGGTAGATTCTTTCTTGAACTATATTGTAGAACAATGGATTAATGATAACAAGTTGGCAATCAACGAAGGTATTCGCACCGAGATTGCTGAGTCCTTTATGACGGCTCTGAAGGGAGTGTTCAATGAACATTACATGGACATCCCAGAAGAGAAGTATGATATGGTTGAGGGGATGAGCGAAAAACTAGATGAAATGGAGACAAAACTCAACGAACAAATTGACAAAAATATTGACTTAAATACATCTCTTGGTGAATTCGTCAAGGAATCTATCATTGCCGAAGTATCCCAAGGTCTCGCTGATACTCAGAAAGAGAAACTATCCTCACTTGCTGAGGGCGTAGAGTTCACTTCTGAAGAAGCATTCAGAGAGAAAGTTGAGACTATTAAGGAAAATTATTTCCCTAAAGCTCAAATTAATGAGAGCGTAGAAGCATCTGAGCCCGTTGTTGAGAAGGAAGTTCCTGCTCATATGGCTTCTTATGTTAATGCAATCGCTCGTTATACTAAGTGATTTAAATTATAAATAAATTATAGTTCACAAACCTTAAATTTTTTCCAAGGAGCACCTAATGTTCAATACCGAACAACTCCAGGAGAAGTGGGCACCTGTTCTGTCTCATGGCGATCTCCCCGAGATCAAAGATAGTTACAAGAAAGCCGTCACTTCCGTCCTGCTTGAAAACCAAGAAAAATTCCTCCGTGAGGAGAGAATGTTGACCGAGTCGCCTACAAACGCCGGTCCTATTAATTCCGCTACAACCGGATCCGGCGCTGTCGCTGGTTTTGACCCCGTTCTGATCTCATTGATCAGACGTTCAATGCCTAACCTGATCGCCTATGATATCTGTGGCGTTCAACCAATGAACGGTCCTACTGGACTGATCTTCGCAATGCGCTCACGTTACGAGTCACAGACTGGTACTGAGACATTCTTCAACGAAGTCAACCAGGCATGGTCTGGTACTGGTTATAACTCCACCAACTCTGCTGGTGGTACTGCACAAACCGGAACTAACCCTGCCGTTCTTAACGACAGTGGTACTTACGATTCTGCTGGTGCAATGGCAACCACAAGTGCTGAAGCACTTGGTGAAGCAGCAGCTGCTGTATTCCCTGAGATGGCATTCAGCATTGAGAAGATCGCCGTTACTGCTAAGTCACGCGCCCTGAAAGCTGAGTACAGCTTGGAACTGGCACAAGACCTTAAGGCAATCCACGGTCTTGACGCTGAGACTGAACTTGCTAACATCCTTTCTGCTGAGATCCTTACGGAAATCAACAGAGAAGTCGTTCGCACAGTCTTCCGTTCCGCTAAAGCCGGTGCTCAACAGAACACTGCTTCCCAAGGTACTTTTGACCTTGACGTTGATTCCAACGGCAGATGGTCAGTTGAGAAGTTCAAAGGTCTCCTCTTCCAGATTGAGCGTGAAATGAACGCCATCGCGAAAGAGACTCGTAGAGGAAAGGGCAACATGCTCATCTGTTCTTCAGATGTTGCTTCTGCTCTGTCAATGGCTGGAGTCCTTGACTACAACCCTGCCCTTAACACTGGTCTTAATGTTGATGACACCGGCAGCACCTTCGTTGGTACGCTGAACGGACGCATCCGCGTTTACATTGATCCTTATTCGGCACTGCCTACTGAGGGCGCTAACGCTGCTCAGTTCTTCATTGCTGGTTATAAGGGTACTTCACCTTATGATGCTGGTATGTTCTATTGCCCATACGTTCCTCTTCAGATGGTTCGTGCAATTGGTCCTGACACCTTCCAGCCCAAAATCGGATTTAAGACACGCTACGGCATGGTTCTTAATCCATTCGCTAAGGGTGACACTGCTCTTTCCGATTCTGATCCAGTTGCCTCAGGCAACCTCAGCACCAACGTCTACTACAGACGTGTGCGTGTTACCAACCTCATGTGATATAACCCCACACAGGTTCACACAGACCCCTCTAAGGGGTCTTTTTTTATGCTTAGGTATAAACTAGTAGGCATAAATTTTTATTTCTGGATTGTGCTGAAATGAACATTTTTATATACATACTAATAGAATTGTTAGGTAACACATGACCCCTCATTTTTGATCATGATGATTAGAAAATTTATGGAGGTAGAGTATGCATAATTTATTGTCTAGAGGTCAACTATCTGAATGGAAAAATTTTGAACGATCATTAGAGCAAGCGGAGATAGAACATCAAAAGTTAAATGATTACTATGAATGTTTAATTGAATGCGATTCATTGAATCAAAATCAATGTAAACGTGTATGTAAAGTAATTCTAAACTAAAAACTTATAGACCCCCTAGGGGGGTCTTTTTTTATCTAAATATTTAAAAAGTATATTAGATATGGCAACTGGAAATTGGTTAGAAGATCAAATTAGTAATCTCAACTATCTTGCCCCACAGGGATTTAAAATATCAATTTTGAAATTTCCTAAGGTGGCATTTTTATGCCAATCAGTAGATATTCCCGGCATCAGAATTACTGACATTACTATCCCCACTCCATTTAGAGATTATTCAGTTGCTGGTACTGAAACTGAATATGAAGATCTTACAATTAAATTTTTGATTGATGAAGATATGTCAAACTATGCCACTATTCATAAGTGGTTAGCTAAAACTGGTTTAGCTGAAGGGTACGATACCGATAAAGATCCTATTGAAGGACAGATTATATTAGAAATTTTAAGTAGTAATTTTAATTCAAACATTCAAGTTGAATATGATAATGCTTTTCCTGTTTCTTTAACTCCTGTAGTATTTGATGCTACCGACACTAATGTAAATTATCTTACCGCGACTGCCACTTTTAAATATACCATATATAGAATTAAGCACGATGGAAATGTGATTAGTTAATGACCTTTGAAGAAATTCAGGCGATGTGGGAACAGGATTCAAAAATTGATCCTGTTGAACTTGATACCGCTGCACTTAGTATTCCCACATTACATGCAAAATATTTAAATTTTTTTTCAGACTACAAATTCAAAAAGAAATTATCAGTACTGGACCTCAAACAACTTAACAGACGCAAGTTTGAATACTATGCGGGAAGAGGATCTGAGGAAGATTACAAAGAAGAACCGTTTGATCTGAAAGTACTCAAGTCAGATCTACCAATGTACATTGAATCTGATTCTCAAGTCAAAGACTTGCAGATGAAAATTGATATGTACGACATCATCATTGAATACCTTGAGAGTGTAATCAGGATGATTAATAATCGGTCCTTTCAAATAAAAAATGCTATTGAGTGGAAATCATTTATTGAAGGAATTAGGTAATGTCTGACATTGTTATCAGGAAAAGAAACGAAGTATACTTAGAACTTGAATGTGAAGCACACATAAGCATGGAGTTATCAGAGTACTTTACATTTGAAGTACCCGATGCAAAGTTTATGCCCCAGTATAAGAAAAAATATTGGGACGGTAAAATTAGATTGTTCTCTCCTGGCAATGGTCAACTTTATATTGGGTTATTACATTATTTGATAGAGTGGGCAGAGGAACGAAGATATACTTATTCATATGAAAATAATGAATATTACGGTAAGGTTACAGAAAGAGATCCGTATATTTTGCCAGAGACTGTAAAAGAATATTTGGATTACCTTACTGAAGGTACAGAGATTAAACCCAGAGACTATCAATATAATGCTGTATTTAAAGCATTAAAAATGTACAGAAAAATTATTCTTTCTCCTACAGGGTCAGGCAAATCTTTCATGATATATTCTTTGGTTAGATATTTTACTGCTGCTAATCTCAAGACATTAATTATTGTTCCAAGCATTTCACTGGTAACACAATTATTCAATGACTTTGAAGATTATGGATGGAACCCAGAGGAGTATTGTCATAAAGTATATCAGGGAGAAGCAAAAGTATCTGACGCTCCAGTAGTCATCACAACATGGCAGTCTATCTACAAACTACCCAAAAAGTATTTTGATTCATATACTGCTGTGATCGGAGACGAGTGCCATACGTTTAAGGCAAAGTCTTTGACAAGTATTATGACAAAACTCCATGAAGCAAAATATCGTATCGGATTCACAGGTACACTGGACGGAACGAAAACTCACCGTCTGGTTTTGGAAGGTCTGTTTGGATTATCTGATCGGGTTACTAGTACTGCTGATCTTATGAAGCGTGATCAGTTAGCACAACTCAAGATTAAAATTCTTGCACTTAAACATGAATCGTGTAAGTTCGCGACATACCAAGATGAAATGGAATACATTGTAACGCATGATAAGCGTAATGTATTCATAAAAAATCTTATTCGTGATCTAACTGGCAACACATTAGTCCTTTTTAATTATGTAGAGAAACACGGGGAACCACTTTTTGAAATGATAAATAATAGTATCGGTGATACTAATAAGGTATTTTTCGTCCATGGTGGAGTGGAAGGATCAGAAAGAGAAAAAATTAGAAAGTTAGCAGAGGTAAATGATAACTGCGTTATCATTGCTTCCTACGGAACCTTTTCCACAGGTATCAACATTAAAAATCTCCATAATATTATCTTTGCTTCTCCCAGTAAATCAAGGATTAGGAACCTTCAATCTATTGGAAGAGTTCTTCGCAAAGGAGATAATAAAGCACAAGCAGTTCTTTATGATATCGCTGATGATTTTTCTAAAGGCAGTTACATTAACTATACTCTCAATCACCTTAAAGAAAGAATCAAAATTTATAATGAAGAACAATTTAATTATGAAATTATCCCAGTAAACATTAAAAAATGAATGATAAATTCTTCGCATCAATTAAGTTGATGACTGGAGAAGAAATTGTCGCTCTTGTTGAAATTCATGATGAAGGTCTAATAGTCAGCAATCCATTGGTGTTAGAAGATATGAGTATACTAGAAGACATTATTGAAGACTCAGGATCATCAGGTTTAAGATTATCAAAATGGATTAAATCAACAACAGACAACTTCTTTTTCATTAAAGACTCACAGATAGTAACAATCAACGAACTTATAGAACCCGGACTTACTCATTATAAAAGAGCAGTTAAAAAAATTAATAGTTCTGAGGAAGAACATCTTGAAAGACAAATAAGAAGATCTCGGGGAAAAAAATATAACGGATACCGGGCGTCAACAGAACATGCTAGAATATTATTTGAAGATCTATTCAAGAAGTATTAAAGCTACTCTCTCTCTTGAACCCTTACAGAGTTATTCTACACATGGAACCCCATGTTGTCAAGCTCTAAAACTATGGTATAATATAAGTACGAATTATCCTAGGAAGATGAACCAAAATGAGACTCAAAAAGAAACCTGAACATTATGTAGATAATAAAGAGTTCTTAGCAGCACTGTCTGCCTATAAGCACAAAGTACAGGATGCCTTGGCAGAGGAAACACAACGCCCTAGGATTCCTAATTATATTGGAGAGTGTTTCCTTAAGATTGCTACTCACTTGTCCTACCGTCCTAACTTCATAAACTATCCTTTTCGTGAGGATATGATTAGTGATGGTATTGAGAACTGCGTTCAGTACATTGATAACTTTGATCCTGATCGTGGCAATCCATTTGCATATTTTACTCAGATTATTTACTACGCATTCTTGAGAAGAATCCAAAAAGAAAAGAAGCAACTAGAAATTAAAAGCAAAATTCTTGAGCGTTCTGGATACGATGAAGTCCTCTATGCTGATAAGAATGATCTAAACTTCTCCGCTTCCGAATATAATAGTATCAAACAAAACATAGAACAAAAAAATAGAAAATGAAAGTCGCCCTGATTACTGATACACATTATGGTTTTAAGAAAGGCAATCAGGACTACCACGATTATTTCTTGAAGTTCTATAACGATATCTTCTTCCCAACTCTTAAGAAGAAAAAAATCAAGCATGTTATCCACTTGGGTGATGTGTTTGATATTCGTCGTAATATTGATTTTTGGAGTCTTGATTGGGCACGAAAAAATATCTTTAATCCTTTACAGGATATAGGTGTTACCGTTGATATGATGGTTGGTAATCACGATTCATTTTATAAAAACACTCTGGAAATTAATTCTCTTGAGTGTTTATTGCAAGAGTATAGTAATCTTCGTGTCTATACTGAACCTTCAGAAGTTACTGTTGGTGGTCGTAAATTAATCTATCTTCCTTGGATTTGTGAACAAAACGAAAACCAAACAGTAAACCTTCTGCAGGAAACTGATTCTCAAGTTATATTAGGGCACCTGGAGATGGAAGGATTTAAAACTAATCCTACCTATGTTGCTAATCATGGTAGACAGATTTCTGAGTTTTCTAAGTTTGAGATGGTAATGTCAGGTCATTATCATACGAGGAGTAAGAAAGGAAACTTCCAATATATTGGTAATCCCTATCAGATGTACTGGAATGATTATGCTGATGAACGTGGATTTAATATTTTTGATACTGAAACTTTAAAGTTACAGCATATTAAAAATCCTTACGAAATGTTTCATAAAATATTTTATGATGATACTAAAAATGAATATTATGACTTAGATGTTGAAAAGTATAAAGATACTGTAGTAAAAGTTGTTGTAGAAAATAAAACAGATTACACTGCGTTTGATTATCTTATCAATTCTTTGCAGGATGTTACATTAGATCTTAAGATTATTGAAGACTTTTCTACAGAAGTTGATGATGATGTTGACATGGATTTAGAACATGAAGATACCTTAACTATTTTAGAAAAATATATTGAAGAACTTAATACGAATTTGGATAGCGGTAAATTGAAAGAGATTATGAAGTCTCTTTACGTGGAGGCACTAGAGGTGGTATAATGTACATACTATGCTTAGAAGGCAAAGAAAACGAAGGAGCATATGCTCTTGAAGATAAAAAAGGTCAAAGAGTCTTATTATTATTTGACGAACCGGAGGATGCTGAAAGATTTAGAGGACTCCTTGAGGCAGATGATTTCCCTTCTATGTCTATAGTTGAGGTTGATTCATCAACAATGATTGAAATGTGTGAGAAATCAAAGTATAATTATACAGTAGTTTCTCCTAACGAACTTATAATCCCACCGTCACATCATGATTACATATGATTATCTTTGAAACCATTCGTTATAAAAATTTCTTATCTAGCGGTAATAACTTCACGGAAATAAAACTCAATACACATGGCAGCAATGTAATTATTGGTAGTAATGGTGCCGGTAAAAGCACTGTGTTAGACGCTCTTACCTTTGTATTGTTTAACAAACCATTCCGTAAGATTAATAAACCTCAACTTGTAAACACTATCAATGGTAAAGATTGTTGTGTTGAAGTTGAGTTTTCAATTGCTAAGAAATCTTATAAAATTATCCGTGGCATGAAACCTAATCTTTTTGAGGTTTATGTCAATGATGAAATGCTAAATCAAGATGCTGCTGCAGCAGATCAACAGAAGTTCCTAGAACAAACAATCCTCAAATTAAACTATAAGTCATTTACACAGATTGTTGTTCTGGGATCTTCTACATTTGTTCCATTTATGCAGTTGCCATTGGCATCCCGTCGCGATATCATTGAAGATCTCCTGGATATCCAGGTATTCTCTACAATGAATACTAATCTTAAAGATCGCATGAAGCAATTAAACGATGCTATTCGCTTCACGGATAAAGATTTTGATATAGTAAAACATCGTATTGAGTCACAAGAAGATCTTATCAAACAACTTGAGACGCAAAGTGATAAGTTAGTCTCTAATAAGAAAGATAAAATTTCTACCTTTATTAATCAAAGTGAAGAAATTGGGGAGGAAAATATATTCCAAGAAAATTATATTAAAGGTAGAATGAGCGACTTGGTTGATGGTGATAAACTAACTAAGAAGTATGATAACTTAAAAGAGTTTAAAGTTAAATTCAAAACAAAATTATCTAATTTAAATAAAGAACTTTTATTCTACAACAACAATGATGTTTGTCCAACATGCAAACAAAATTTAGATGGAGAATTTAAAGAAAAGAAGATAGATAAAAATAAAAAATCTATTTCTGAAACGGAAAAAGCGTGGAGTGTTCTTGACGAACAAATCATTGATGTTAGGGATCAAATCTCTAACTTTACAAATGTATCAAATGATATTCAAAGTAAATATTCAATCATTGATAAAAATAATGGAATTATAAATCATATCAATCGTCAGATCAGAGACCTTGAAAGTGAGATTAAATCTATTAATGATAGTAAGAATAATTCTAGTAAAGAACAGGACCAGTTGAGAGAACTGCAAGAGCAGAAAGTAGAGTATGAGCAAGTCTTGTTCGTACATAAGGAGAACAAAGATTACTACAGTGTTGCTGCTAACCTGCTGAAGGACACGGGTATCAAGACCAGGATCATCAAACGATACCTGCCGGTGATGAACAAACTCATCAACCAGTACCTACAGCAGATGGATTTCTTTGTGAACTTCACACTCAGTGAGAGTTTTGAAGAGACTATCAAGTCTCGTTATAGAGACGACTTTAGTTACGCATCGTTCTCGGAGGGAGAGAAGTCTCGCATTGACATCGCTCTTATGCTAACATGGAGGTCAGTTGCCAAACTCAAGAACAGCGTAGACACCAACCTCCTCATCCTTGATGAGATCTTTGACAGTTCACTTGACAGCAGTGGCACTGATGAGTTATCATATATCTTGAGGAACTTTACTAAGGATCTTAATCTGTTTATTATCTCGCACCGAGAGCATATGGTTGAGAAATTTGACCGTGTTCTCAAATTTGACAAAGTGAAAAATTTTAGTAAAATGGAGGAAATGACTAATGGAGATTAATTATGAAATACAATGAAGATGCGCTTCTCAAAGAGTTGCGCGATTATATCTCAGGAACCTATGGACAACATTATTCTGCTGGTAACGACAGTATTCAAACGTTAGATCTTATTGAATCATGTGGAGACGCTGAGGCATTCTGCCGCAGCAACATCCTAAAGTATGCTTCACGCTATGATCGTAAGGGCACTGCCCGTCGTGATATCATTAAGATCCTTCACTACGCATTGCTGCTGCTCCACTTCTCTGACAAAACCAACATTACTGAAGAATACCCTAACCGATGACCATGAAACTGTCTGAAAATACTTTTAAAGTTCTCAAAAATTTTTCTGGTATTAACCAATCCATCTCTGTTAAATCTGGTAATACTCTTCGTACTATCTCTATTGCAGAAAATATTCTTGCAGAAGCAAGGGTTGAGGAATCTTTTCCTCAAAATTTTTCCATCTATGATCTCAATGAGTTCCTTGGTGGCATGTCGCTGATGCGTGGTGCCGACATGGAGTTTGGTAGTGATCATTATGTGAAGATTAAAACTAATCGTTCCGCTATCAAATATTTTTTTGCTGACTCACACGTCATCAAACAAGCACCTGATAAAGAAATTGTAATTCCTTCTGAGGATGTCCATTTCACATTGACTGAACAAGACCTACAGAGTCTGACTCGTGCTGCTGCTGTCTATCAACTTCCAGATTTTTCTGTGATTGGTGATGGCAATGAGATTAGTATTGTAGTTCGTGATAAAGAGAATGTCACTTCCAATACTTTCTCTATTAGTGTGGGCACAACCTCTGATGAATTTGTTCTCAATATGAAGGTTGAAAACATCAAGATCCTGAACGGTGATTATGATGTTACAATGTCTAAGCGTTACATCAGTCGTTGGGTTAATAAGGGCATCTCTGTTACTTATTGGATTGCACTTGAACCTGACACTAACTAAAACTTTTTTATATTATGAACGATCAGTATCTTTGGGTTGAGAAGTATCGTCCTCAAACAATTGACGAGTGTATTCTACCTGACAACATCAAACGCGATCTTAAACAACAGGTTGCTGCTGGTGAGTTGAATAACCTTCTTCTCACTGGTCCTCCTGGTGTTGGTAAAACTACAGCAGCAAAGGCACTCTGTGCCGAACTTGGACTATCTTATATTATAATTAATGGATCTGACGAAGGACGCTTTCTGGATACGGTACGGAACCAAGCAAAAACTTTTGCAACGACCGTATCACTTCAAGGAAGTAAGCACAAGGTCATCATTATTGATGAAGCAGATAACACAGGGAACGATGTACAACTCCTCTTACGGAGTTCTATTGAGGCGTATCATAGCAACTGCCGATTCATCTTCACCTGCAACTACAAAAACAAAATCATTGACCCCATCCAATCAAGATGTTCAGTCATTGACTTTACCTACAAAGGAAAAGAAAAGGCAGCTGTTGCGGGGCAATTCTTCAACCGTGTCAGGACTATACTTGAGGGTGAAAATGTTAAATACGATCCTAAAGTTGTTGCCGAATTAATTCAAAGTCACTTCCCTGATTGGCGTCGTGTTCTTAATCAACTTCAGAAGTATGGTAATACTGGTAGTATTGATACCGGTATCCTTGCTGAGATTACTGACTTTAATCTTAAAGGTCTTACAAATGCTCTGAAAGCAAAAGAGTTTCCAACTGTTCGTAAGTGGGTAGTTGCTAATTTGGATAACGATTTTAATATGGTTAGTCATCGTATCTACGAAGCAATGTATGATGTTCTAGTTCCTTCTACTATTCCTATGGCAGTCTTAGTGATTGCTAAGTATCAGTATCAAGCAGCGTTTGCTGCTGATCAGGAGATTAATCTTCTGGCATGTCTAACTGAAATTATGATGGAGTGTCAATTTAAATGAGTTTTAAGTCCTATCAGCGTAGAGCAGAACGTGTCCCCGATGATAATCTTTCACCAAAACAAATGCGTCGTAGAAAATACGACAGGCATAGGACAGATAGTAATAGAGATTTTGTTCGCAGTGAAATGCAGAAACGATGTAGTTGTGAATTTTGTGGTTTAGTAGACTCTTTGGAACTTTATGAATGGCATCATATTGATGATACTGATGCCAATAAGGTTGCCATATCACAAATGGTGACGCGAGATAAACAAACACGTATTGAAGAGGAAATGGATAAATGTGTTATGTTATGTCCTAACTGCCACACTAAATATCATCAGGATCTACTCTGTATGATTGATCATAAGTATCGTCCAGATCTGATTCCTTTTACTCATGTTTATGGGAGATACTATACAGAGTTGGAATCTCCTCAGACCAAGAAAACATTATTAAATCCTTTAAAACTACTTTTTGAAAATGCTTGTTAAATTAATCCGACTCACCTCAGGTGAAGATGTGATCGCTGAAGTTGTAAATCAGACTGATGAATCTATAACCATTCAAAATGGTATTGTAGGTGTTCCGTCGTCTCAAGGCACACTTTCTTTTGTTGCGTGGTCACCCATGCTTAGTAAAACGGAAAAGGAAATTACAATCTCAAATAAGTTTGTGATCTATGTTGCTGAAGCAGCACAGGAGATTGTGGATCAATACACACAAATGTACTCACCTCTGGTAACTCCCGAGAAAAAGAAACTTATTCTCTGATGTCATATGAATACAGTTAAAAGTTTTCCAAACCAGCATTATTATGATGGTAAATTGACGGAGCAGGAGCAAGAAGATCTTACTATCGCAGTTAATAAAATTTGGGATAGTGAACATAAAATTCCT